ACCAAACGGACGGCCTCTACGAAAATACGCAAAGAAAGGTACAATCGTAAAGTCGTTGTAGGGAGAAAAGTCATCGTGCAACACCACTCTGTCAGCAGTCACTGTCCAGCGCACCCTACGTTTGACTTTTGAAATAACGTTTAGCCCATATTCTTTAGCAAATTTTTTTGTTTTTCTATCCCCCCATGCTTCAGGTACGTCCCTTTGATCTCCTGTGTTTGGGTCAACAAAACAGTCCACACGATGTAACTTTTTGTACTGTCGTTCTATAACTCTAACAGAGCGTACATTCCTGTAATCATCTTCACTTGGCACACCTGATCCAAAGTAGTCATCAGTCGGGTCAAGATCACCGAAGCGAGTCTCTTCATACTCAATACTGTCACGCCCATAACTGTTGCCATTCTCAGCAACAAAACGAATCTTTTCTGCCTTGTCCTTACCGTATAACTCTTGTATCTCGTCAAGGGTCATCCAACGAGTTTCGTATACTTCGTTCCAAGTTTTCGGGTCAGAATCCTTAGCATCAGGGTCAATCAATATATCAAGAGGATCTTTTGCAGTGATGCGTATCTCACCTTCAACGTGATCACTGAAATCCATACGCACATCAAAGTAGCCACGCCCATCCATAATCAGACCGTCACTAAACACCTGCTGCTCCACCCAATCCAGCTTGTTATTATCGGCAATCTGCATGAACAACTTGTTGAGTGTTAGTGCAATATCATTGTCACCGCCTCGTCTGGGCTTGAACTTAATGTCAGCCCTACGAGTCGCTTGCTCACCTAAGACGGTATTGATAGTAGGTAGGATAGTGTTGATCGTTAATGCAGGTCGGCCTTCTGCTTCAAGGTTCGCTAGGTCCTGTTCGTCCCATTGATCCCCTCTATAGAAAGCATCGCATCGTTTTGCCATCTCAATGTAGTCAAGATGCCCATTGTCTCTTGCTCTGGTGTATCGACTCCACTGCGTTGTTGCAATCTCTTGCTCTTCTGCTGGAGAAACATTTCTGCCTTTAATCTGCGCCATTGTTATGCACTCATTGATGACTTGACTCGTTCAGGTTTCATTATGCTGTTCAACCTGTCGCGCCAACTGGGTGTATGAAGTACGGGGGCTTGATAGCTAGAAAATTCAGTCATCATCAGACCCAGCCACGCTAATGCGTCTACTTGGTCATCATGTATGCCGCTGGGGAAACGCAATAACTCTGCAACTAGCGGCCCTGTAAAAACCGCATCCCTTGGGAAATACACCATTCCTTGTTGCATCCGTCCCTGTATTGCTCTTGCCCTAGCTTCTTTGTCTCTTCTACCTGTCTTCAAGTCCTTGATATATATCTCGTATAGTCCTCTCTCCCGTATCCGCTTCTCCAAAAACGGACCTAACGCCATTTCAATGTGTCCTTTTTCAATGCCCACCATTGAAGGTTTCCATTCTTCATAGAGATCAAGTATGCGCTCTACGATCTCAAAACCATCAAATCTACCACGTACTGCGTCAATGACAAAGAGTTCGTCCCTGTCGTTGACCCCTACGACCATGCCTACGGTATAGTCATTTCGATCACGTTTCCCTATCGCCAAGTCCCAAGCGCAGTAGTAGCGCATGGCATCTGGGTCAACCTCATCGTCATCATAATACTGAATCATGTCACGAGTAAAATATTCGCCATCATCTGAGACTGGGTTCTGCTGATACAGCGCAGACCAATCGCGTGGCCCTACCGCACTACGGATCTGGTCTAAAGCTTTTAAACTGTATCGCTCAGGATGTAATGCCTCTCCATAATCACGATATTCTTCCTTCTCTTCCGCGACGGCAGGGTAGCGTACAACTTCCCAAACGTCACCGCCTTCATCAGCCGCTTTAAGCAATCGCCCAGCCAAGTCATCATCATGCCAACGAGTAAGTATGACAAGAATGCCACCACCAGGAGCCAATCGAGTATACGCGGTTGAAGTGTACCAATCCCAGTTAGCCGATCTATTATTCTCCGACTCACTATCCTCGCGGTTCTTGATAGGGTCATCAATAACGAGAACGTGCGCTCCTTTACCTGTGATACCACCGCCAACACCTGCTGCCACATAGCCACCACCTCCTGTAGTCAGCCACGCTTCAGCCGATTGCGAATCGGGGTCAAGTCGAGTCTGGAAAGCTGTTTTATAAGTTGGCTCACGCAATAGCTGACGAACCTTACGGCTGAAGCCCATAGCCAACGAGCCTGAGTACGAACAAGAGATAAATTCGTGTTCTGGATTTCTGCCCAAGTGCCAAGCTGGGAAGGAGACAGATGCAAGCGTACTCTTGCCATGACGAGGGGGCATAAAGAGCATAAGTCTTGGCGACTTCTTTGCCACCACATCCCGACTGAATTGTTCCAAGCGTCTGCAAATATCTTTATGCACCCACCCTGCTTGATAATCTGTGTTGAAACGCTCGACAAACGGGAGCAGCCGCTTGCGAGTAAGGATTCTAAGTGCCAATTCTTGCCGTGCTTTATCCTCAACGCTTAACTCCTCTTGTATTTCTGGTGTTGCAATAGTTGCTGGTGCAGGAAGAGACTCTGTTCGATCCGCTTTACAGTAGACGCAAACGCCATCTGTGCCGCTGAACAAAGTCTCTACGTGAAAATTGGTGCAAACGCTGCACTGTTTTTTAATCACTTAGGCTCCAGATACGCAGTTTCTCTCCCTGCAATCTCTAGTAACTCCTCATCAGTCAATCGCTCTAACTGTTTAGCAGTCGTATTAATGCTAATGTTCACCTGCGTAGCATTATCTGGCTCTCCTAGCCCGTGCAATTTGACCAAAGAATCTACTGTGTTCTTCATCTCTGTTGCATTTGCTGCTGCCGTATATGCTTCCATATACATCTGGTGCGCATTATTACGATTGAATCTAACCTCTTCTCGCATCTGCTCCCGAAAATACTCTAGTGCTTTAGCTACTTTCGGTAACTTTGATGCATTAAGTGCAGCTGTATATGTGCCATACCCTGCTGAGCGACCTGCTGCAGCAACTGTCATACCACTACTAAGCATTAGCACCAGTCGTTCTTGCTGCACGGTCAACTCGCCAAGCTGTAACCCCATGTAAGGAACATGAGATTCAAACTCAGCGTGGGGCATTTCTGCCACATCAGCAGATAAAGGATGCTCCAATTCACTCATCAGCGCATCTTATACACAAGAACCTAGTATACACAAGGGTCTAGGAAAAATTTTGCAGAAAAAAATTTGAAAATTTATTCTGAATCGTTGAGACATTATCTTCTCTTTGCTCCAGTTCAGCATCCCAACCCCTTTTTTCTAATTTTGGAACCTTGTTTTGCATTTACTCAGTGGAACCTTGTATCGCAGTAACCCCCTTTCGGATCTTCCTCCGTCAGATCAAACGTCAGGTCTGATTCATGCAACACAATTTCAACTTAACTAAGGAGGCCAAATGGCTAACAAAGAAAACACCAACGATCCATGCTTCATCAACTCTTTCGTATGCAAGAAAGCAAAGGGAGAACGCTCCTCATTCGTGATAACGCAAATCGGTATCAAGATAGAGGACGCGCTCAAAGAAATAGCGGAGCTTGCAAAAAGCGAACACTGCTCAAAGGGCTGGCTGAACATCGAGATCAAAGAGTCTAAGAATGGCAACATCTACGCTCAACATAATACTTGGACTCCTACCAAGAAAGATGAGACAGACGATGAACGCATCAAGCGACTCACAGCTGAACTCAAAGAAGCAAAGGCAGCTAAGAAAGCAGCTGCATAACCTTAACTTAAAACGGCTCCTCGAAAGGGGAGCCACGGAGGTCCTTATGGACAATATAGCAAAACTTATCCTCAGAATTACTTTCTTAACATCACTAGTAGTTAGCTTAGTATTCATAGCAACTGTCGGCATAGTATGGTGGGACATCTCACCTATCTTCTCAATTATATTCTGCACAGTAGGGGCTTTAGGAACATGCACCTCTATGCTTATTGCTTATATATTTGCAGAGGAGCACACACGATGAGGACTTATGAGCTAAAAGATTTCCTAATAGCGTTTCCAGTTCTTCTAGTTATGTTTATTGGCAGTAGTGTACTTATAGTTGAATCAGTTGAAAGAGGTATTGATGTTCATCCATTATTTGTGGCAATGATCATAGCGAATATCTGTTCTATTGTCTTAACAATGATAATCCTACTCACGGGTCACAAAGGAGCACATACCAATGACCATACTTAAGTTTGACGGAGAGTATTACGCTTTATACAAAGGGCATTTAGGACGAGATGCTAATCTAGGCCAAGCAATGCGAAAGTGTTGCATGGCTTACTGTCGCTGGACGTTATTCCCAAGACCTACTCGTAAAGAGTAGGTCCATCGGGACCTTATATTTTTTTACAAGTGTGGAGGATGTGCGTGCGTTTCCTCCTTCACACATGGCTCCTCCGTCGCCATTGCGTCGAGTGGTTCTGTTGAATTTTCTTTTCATACTAAGGAGTAGAACCAATGGCAAAACAGCAAAAGCTAGACCTAGACATAGACGAACCAAATGTTGCAACTCAGATTCTCAGCAAAGTAAAACCTACAGCGGCTAAAGCTGCTAAGAAGGTAATGCCCATAGCCAAATCTGCATGGGAATATGCTAAAGAGAACCCAGGTGACGTAATGATTGGCCTAATCGGTCTGATGGTCTGGGACATCGAAGACTCAGTAGACGAAATCGAAGACGCTTCTAACATTTCCGCATACGTAGACGCATCTAGCTACATGGACGGGGGGCGCTAAGCCCCTTTACCAACTGTGGCACGGGGATGTGCGTGCCTGTTGCCCCACAGACCCACCAGTTGCGCGGAGCGTGCGCCTGTGTGTGCCATGTGTGTCAAGTGTGTGTCACCCGTGTGTGCCAGTTACAAATCTTATAAGCCTTTGATTCATATACACTTTGTAAAATGTGTGTCTTGTGTGTCAGGTTTTTTGTTTTGTGGTTGGTATATACAAGTGGTTTTTTATGAATATCAGGGTATTTTTACAATGATTTTAGAAAAAACGAAAACCAAAGAAAAACTAGACACACATGGCACACAGTTGATTTTATTAAGAAAAAGCTGGCACACATGCGGCACACATCCCGACACACAGCCCCAAACTAAACACACAAAAACGCAAGATATAAATCTAAATCTAAATAAGGAAACAGCAAATGACAGAAGATCAAATGATAGAACTCGAAATAGCAGAAATAGCAGAGTTCGCTTTAAACCACCCAACCGATTGCATTCATCCCAAACATGGCCCACTAACCACTTCTATCATAGCTCAAGTATTAGACTTGAGCGATGAACGCTTGACAGAAATACGAGAGCGTATAGACGCTATAAAACTGGAGAGTCAACGAATTGAAACCAACACTGAGGTAAGCATATACAAAAAATTATTCCCTAACGTTTCTTTCAACGACAAAGTATTAATCCACTTTAATGATGGATCGAAAGTTTTTCTGAAGCACTTGTACTCAGACGACTCTGCACTCCATGACATCCGTTGGGAAGACGTACTCGATTGCCACGAAGTATAAACCACACAAGAACAATGGCTCGTCCCTCGCCCTTGGGTGTCAAGTTTATTTTTTACCATTCATTCATTTATATATGTAAGGAGTACATATGGACTATCAAGAAGATCAAGACAAAAAGTGGAAAGAGTACACAAAAAAGCAAGATGACCTGCTTTTTGCTTTGTACCAAGAAAAAGGTTACCACAAAGCTATGCTTGAGGTAATTGATTTTATGGATGAGCAGTTCAAGGGAATGCAAGTGAGAGGCAGTGTGCGACTCCGAAGGGAAGCAGAAGAGTTACGGGAAGAAATAGACTACTTGAGCGATAGCAAAGTCTATGACTATCAGAAAGCAGAGTATGTAGCTCTTGATAGAAAGCTCGATGAAAGCTTTAGAACGGAGAAGCAACATGCTGAAAATTCTTAATCTTGAGATAAGAACCAGTTGGGATGATCTTGTAGAAGATGATCCCATGTGTGTAAGCATTGATGAATTATTGATGCGTGAGGATGCAAGGGCAGAGTTTGAGGCCCTTGTGAATATTGATACTAATGGAGTGAATTACCTATGACCAAAGATACTTGTACGTTTTTACTAACCGCGCTAAGCCAAATAGCTGAGAAGCAAAATGCTCAGCACGTATACACCAGCGATGCAATGCTGGCTGATACTATTTTGCAATATGCGCCCGATGATGTAGTGCCGATGAAAGTTGCAGTGGCATTCAATGCTTTTCGTGACGCACGTAGAGGTGCAAACGAAGCCACTGGCCCTTACACTGGCCCCAAACCAGAAGCCTTGCTTAGCTTTACCCAACGACTAATGAACAAAGCTTGCTGGCTAGCAAGAGCGCAAGGT